CTAAACAACCGCATTGTCCTGGCGCACATCGCAGATAGTAAACGTCACGACCCCGATAACAGTTACATCGTCCAGGGCTTCACCCTCGATCGCTTCACCATCTTCGGTAATCAGCGACTTTCCTCTCAGCGTGGCAAGCTCTGTCCCGCCGCCGTGCTGGATCAGAACCTGACTACCTTGTGATGGCTTCAGGGAGATATCCAGCACAACGTAACCGCCTGATCGCTCGAAGAGGCGCGTATTTGGCCCGACATTGCAGATCGAGTTAACCGTTAATCGCTGTTCCGTGTAGTCCGTCGCGGGTGATGGAAAGCCCATTACAGAACCCTCCCCATGTTGGCCATCATCCACAGCCGGTTTTCGCTATGGTCGGTGGTTTTATCGATGAAGTAAGACTGCTCGCGAGCGATCCAGGCGTTAGCCTCCACCTCGGAAAAGTGGATGCCTCGCTGGCGCAGCGCGGTAACGAAGTCGAGGGTGTGAAGGTACTGGAACCCCTTGGAGCTGCGCAAAATGGACTCGCGGAAAGCCGCGGCGATGTCTGACTGTCGAAGCATGATCTGCCCCCCCCCCAATGAATGTCGCGGTAGGGATACCCGTTACCGAATACCCCCCGCACAGATCCCGGCGTGCGCGATTTACGCACCGGGCTCCTGCCTCGGGTGTCTGGCGGTGAACCGCTCCACAGGCCATGGATGAAGAACCCGAACCCTTGGTAGCCATGCGGCTGCCAGTTTGTTTGCTTTCGTCCAGGTCGTATCATCCTTCTGGCTCCTGCGCCTGAGCGCCCGGCGCCAGAGGTTTGTTACGTGTGTCCTGAACTTCTGCATGGTGGGGAAGTTGCCCGGTACCGAGTGATAGTTCAGGTATCCCTGAACCACTCTCCTGAGCCATTTTCCCTGTTCGGGGATTGAGTAATGCCAGCGCCTTCGCAGACCGTCTTTGATGGCTTTCAGAGTTGCCGTCATCCGATCCCGGCGGGTCTTTCGTATCAGCATGAACCTGCCGTTGCGATCTTTCCCGCTGATGTGCGTGAACCCGAGGAAGTTGAACGTTTCTGGTTTGCCTTTTCCCCTGATGGCACGGTTTTCGGCAGCGAAGCGGCCGAACTCCATCAGACGGGTTTTCTCCGGGTGAACCGTGAGTCCGAACTCCCTCAGTCTGCGCTGCATGGCTATACGGAAGCGCCGGGCATCGTATCGTTTGTCGAACCCGATGACGATGTCATCGGCGTATCTGACCATTACCACATTGCCTGTGGCATAGCGACGTCGCCACTGATGCGCCCACAGATCGAAGACGTAGTGGAGGTATATGTTTGCCAGCAGCGGTGAGATGACCGCACCCTGTGGGGTGCCTTCCTCCGTTGCTCGCCATTGACCCTCCTCCGACGTCCCGGCTGTGAGCCACTTACGTATGAGCCTGATTACCCTCCGGTCGCCGATCCGATGCTCTGTGAACCTGATCAGCCATTCGTGGCTCACCCTGTCGAAGAACTGACTGATGTCGGCATCCAGTACCCAGTTTACGTTAGTGCGTACCAGCCCTGTGGCCAGTGCGTCCAGTGCATCGTGCTGGCTTCGCCCGGGTCTGAACCCGTATGAGAACCCCATAAAGTCGTTTTCATAGACTGCGTTCAGGATTTTCACCAGCGCATACTGGACGATCTTGTCCTCCAGCGAGGCGATGCCGAGCGGGCGTTGTTTTCCATCCGCTTTTGGGATGTAGTGACGCCTGCCGGGCTGCGCCCTGTAGCTGCCCTGATGTAGCCTCCGGTGCAGATCTGTTATGTTGTTCTTCATGTTTCCGGCGTAGTCCATCCACCTGATGCCATCCACTCCGGCGGCCGCTTTCCTGCTCAGGGAGAGGAATGCGGCTTCCAGTGCTTCGACTGTCAGCAGGTGGAACAATGCTGTAAACCGTTCTTTCTTCCGCTGCTTCGCAGCTTCCCGCACGCGTGACAGCCTCTGTGACATGCTTTCCCGGCTCTGTGTCCGGCGCATGTGTGGCTGTTCCGCGTTCCCCTTGGCCCCGCTCCTTCGCTCCACTGACTCCGCTCCTTTCGGGTTGTTCGCCTGCTTCGCCGCTACTATGAGCGAGTCCGACTTCTCCTCTCCGTACATCACCGGCTATGACTCCTCGTCTTCCCGGTGCGGGCCATCTCCGACACTGGCAGATGGTCAGAGGGGGAGATCTCCCGGTTCCCGCGTAGAGATCGTATTGACATGCCAGGGTCTCAGACCCCGCCGGGTCCATGTGGCACTCGCAGTATCGCACCCTATGATGTTGCCTTCCGTTAACAGTACAACGTCGGCACCCGGTAATTTAATATAGATTTCGTGGCTCAATGGCTGGCCTGTCAACACCCCTGTCAACGCTTCGCCCCATACCTCGCGGTATGCAACGCATGACTCGGGGACCTTGTGGATTGCTGGTCCTTCAATGGTCGGGGACTTTCACCCCTTGATCTCTACCGGTCTCCCGGCGCACACTGTTTTTATATACAGTAGTTTCATCAAAGAGTCGGATCAATACTAGATGATGACTTTGTTTTATCTTACGGTAGCTCCTTAAATTGATTTTTACACAACTAATTGATATCAATACGTGTTTTAACCAAGACACTCCTCCACCAAAATGAGTACAAAAAGTGACACCCTTGTTCGCAGAATACTACGTAAATCAGATGGCCTGGGCCTCAAGCTCAGCAAGTCTGGGATCGACTACGAGACCCTACAGTCACATGGATGGGCTGAAGTTTCAGATGGCACTAACACGATAATGGTTGAGCTTACTGATGGTGTTAAGTTGCAATTCTTCTTATGCGTCAAACATCTGAGCGCATAACTCGTTATTGCATCGCCAGTAAAAACTGAGAGACAGATATTTTTTCTGCTGAAGTAAGAATGCCGTTCATCAACAGGCAAGACTTAATGTACTTGGTACTTGTTTCACTGTTGTTATCAGTTTTTCTACCAAGCAATACATTATTAGTACCTGCCACCCTGGTCCCGGGAAATGTTGCACTCCCGGAAATAAGAGTTCCAGTTTCAGGATTAAATATATCTACTGTAACAGAGCCTTGAGTTATCGAGGCGCAAAATGCAAACATATCTCCGACTGCGATTGCGGTTGGGAATGTAGCGTAAGCATAACCAGCTGAAGATTGTCCGTTATTTTGCCCAACACAAAAAAGACTTCCTGTGCCGTTTGTAAACCCTACCGAAAAACCACTTGCTGCAGACCCACTGCCAGCAAAATCTGCAATCATATGAGCGTTAAGTGATGCGCCTGCTGGATTGCGCTTGGCAACTCCACAAACAGATAATGACAGAGTAGCCTTCTGATTAGTATCCATGTAATCTGTTGTATTTACAGATATATATCCAGGAGAATTGTTTACATTTCCATGAATGACTGCCGGAGAATCTTTGTTATAAGAGTTGTAGGTTATGTCGGTTACGGGGTCCCCAAAATAGAAACCAGCATAAGGTGTTGCACCTGTGGTTGGCAGGCCAATAAACCAGTTTGACACATCAAAGTCAGATAAAGTTTTCATTCCAGAGATAACTGGAAGAGTGGCGTCTATATAAATAGCTGATATCGGCATTATTAAGCTCCCAGAAAAAATTTTTTTTTGATCTTTCTCGTTAGTACATATGCGCCCAAGGCGCTAAGATGCAAGGCATCTTCCCACGCACCTCCTGAACTGCTATACACTTTGGGGAATAATTGATAACCACTAATGAAATTTACATTATATTCAACCGCTATTTCCCTCATTGCTTTATCGTATTCTGACAGTGCGGGTGTTCCTGTGGCGTTACACTGTGCAGGGGACATAAGGCAAATGCAAATATCAGGAGTTGCGCTTCTATATTTAGTAATGATTTCAATAATCCCAGATTTATACTCAGTTACCCCCTGACTCATCCGGAAGTCATTCGTTCCAAGAATAATAAAAAGGAGGTCTATATCAAGGTATTGAGCTACTGGCTTTATCCATGATGAAAAGTTGAAATAGTCACTTGCAAATGCTCCTCCATTACCCATCCTGGATACAGTCACCCCTGATGATATTGAGTTATTTTTACCATACATACCAAGAATGGAAACAACACCAGTACCGGTGCTTTGGATTGTCACCGTATGTGCAGTAGCGCTAAGTCCGCTAAAATCATACTTCTTGGCAGTCCCTGTATTCCCTCCCGTGATTGTTACAGGTGCATTGCTGTCGATGGTGATGGTGAACGTTCCAGACCCATCATAGTAAAATACCGAAAGATTTGTTACAGTCACGCCCGTCCATACGAGCGAACCAACAGTGTTGTTGTTGTAGTATCCGTTGCCATCAGGGCCACAGCCATACGGCGGAATGTTCGTGTTATTGCTGCCACCGTCATATTTCGTAAAGTTTGTTGCGGTTACTGGTGATATTCCAGACATGACACCATCTGTTCTGTTTGAACAACTAATCCAGCCAGGGTCTTTGTATGTACCACCAAGAATATTAATTAAAGACTGAGGAATGGTGTTTTTCTCTGTCCACGAATCGCCGGTAAAAGCAATGTTTAGGCTGGTAGACTGGCCAGCAAAAATACGGCTATTTTTGAAAAGGAACTTGTACTGATCTCCTTCGATGAAGGAACGTACCGCATCAACTTCCCCACCAGATACAAGGTTTTTTACATATTCCTGCAATACCGGGCCAAGACCTGGAGCATCGAATAGCCCACCATGAAACCACGCATATACGTTCCCTTGTTGGTCATATAAAAAAGGAAAGTAATAAGGTGAAAAGTCTCCTTGCGGTATAAACTTCTGGGCCCATTCGTTTGGAATTTCAGAAACAACCTGTGTAACATTTGGCCCCAGTCCGGCCACATCAAATTTGCCGCCATCAAACCATGCTGGCACCATACTATTCCTGTCAAAGAAGGCCGGGAAATAACCAGGCCTGTATTCACCTGGGACGAGGCGCTCATTAATTTTATCATCAACGGTCTTGGTTGATGGCATTTGGCGCCCAGTAGGCTCCAGAGTCCCTCCGTTATTAATGACTTCAATTGCCAGCGAGCTATCATCAGGGCTACGGTAATACGTGGTAGAACCCACCGGGATATTCGCTATGTCTGCCTGAGCATCAGCCAGCGTCATATACTGCCGGCTGAGAGGGATCAGGTTCTGCCGCGTTTCTTCAACGACTTTATCCCCTTCCGCCTTCATTCCGTCTACGGTGTAATGCTCACCGCCGAGGCGATCGGTGTATGTCAGGTCGGTACTGGTGACAACCTTATCCAGCATGGCGCCGGCATAAACTGCGTCACGGATATCCGTGCTCGGAACAGCGTTATCTGTGGGAGTTGGTAACGGTACTTCTGCCATTGTGCATGTCGCCCTATAAAAGGCGCACGAATCCCTCAGAAGTGAATCTGATGGTGTGCGCGAAGGTTGGTAATTACTGCTGCGTGTTACGGATAAATCGAGTCTGAATACTCAGTCAGGGAAAGCGTTTGAGTATCGTCACCGTTGGGTTTAGCGCTATCGACGCGCCAGATTGTGGAGTTCAGTTCCGAGTCGGTAGCGATGAAATACCGACTAGGGTTTTGCACCGTGCTGCGGTCATAAATATTCAGTTCGAAGGTATCGGCTGCAGCCTGGAATGCTTTGGGCTTGCCGTTTACCGGATAGGCTCGCCAGCGCCCGCGGTAATTGCCGAGGCTGTCGGTCATTACCACCCACATATCGCCCAAAGAAAAGTCGATACGCTCCGAGGTCGAGAACACATCCCCGGATCGCCCTGTGATGTATCCCGTTTGCTGCGCGTTGTCGTACATGTCCGGACACTGAACCACCGTACCGCGCACGACCTGCGTTTCTTCCAGCACTTTCACCGTCATGGTCAGGCGTGAGTAAAGGATTTTCCTCGCCTCAAGCCAGGCCCGATCGGTTGCCTGAGTGGCGTTGCGGCAGCCATCAAGGCTGATCTGCATCGCGTTAACAGTGGCATCTTCAACCTCAGTGATGCCGCTGCTGTCGATCTGCAGATAGATGTACGCCTTCTTGTTCGTCAGCGGGTCAACGTAGTCCAGCGCCACGCCGTCGTAACCGCCGGGGAGAGACATTTGCCAGGCGACTTTGTACTCGTCCCAGAACATGTTTGAGCGCGCAAAAACCGCGTCGGGATTTGTCACTTTCTCATCACGCCAGAACGTCAGCACATCGCCGATATTATTGCCATCAACGCGGGATACGTTGGCGATCGTCGCTATGCGCTCACCAAGCGGCTGTTTCTCATCCGAGAAGGTGTAATCGAAATACCCAAGCGCCTCATCAGGCAGCGAATCGGCAATGGCATACAGAGCGGCGACGTCAATGCTGGCCACGTCCTGCCGACCGACAACCACCCATTCGTGAAGGATTGCATCAGCAAACGAGCGACTCGGCCGCAGCGTGTAATCAACCGCGCCGGTTGTCCGGTCGTAGCTGATGGTATGCCGCTGCGCCAGCATGTTGTACTTCTGCTCGCGGTTGCTGTTGCTGTCGTTCGAGCCTTTGATCGTGATGCGGGCTATTGTGTCTTCCGGATACACGACGTTTTCGCGTACGTTCACCGCGTGGATCGCCATCAGAGTCACTACGTTGGCGTCATTGCTGTTGTCTAGGCGCTCGATGGTGACCGCATATCGCCCCGCCCCGGCCGCCGGAACGAACTTATGCGTTGTGCGGAAATACCGGGTCGTCACCTGGAAGTCGTTATCGAAGAAATAATCGTGCTGCTCCGACGTACCAGGCACCTGATTGTTGTCGTCATCGACCTGCCAGAACTTGATCCGGTATTGCGTTGTGCCGGCCGTCGCGCCGAGCTGAACCAGCACATGCACCCAGACCTGAGTGGAGACGATCGGCGACACTGACGGTCCGATAACCAGAGGGGTCTGGTCATTCAGCGTGAACAGCGTCGTGTTGATGACCGCATTGCCCGGAAGAGACGTAATCTCTCCGGAGAGCTCGCCAATATAGAACGTCGTGTACGACAGCGTATCGTCGCCGATAAAGCTCTCCGAGGAGATGATATTCCCGGCACCGGTGACGTTGCGTGTGACGCTTGTGCCACCGTCGTTCCAGGTGGCGTTGATGACGAACGTAACCGGGTGCGGTACCGCCAGCGCAGCAAAATAGCTAAAGTTGTCATCGTTAGACAGCACGACAGCCTTTAACTGATTACTCTCGATCGCAACTGATGTCGGCGCCGTCGTGGTAGCGGTCTGGGCCGGAAAGTCCTGGGATTCGTTTAACCCGGGGACCGTCTCGTTATCGACATCATCGAACTGATAGCCGACTTCAATCGTGCCGATCACGTCACCAGGGTTATAAATAGCGGAACTGGCGCCAGCCAGGCTGCCGAGGTTCGATTCCGAATAGCGGATCGATGAGATGGTGTACCGGCCGTAACCCACCTCGAACCATTCAGTAAGCTGTTTGTTATTGTCGACGAACTCAAACAGTGCTTCCTGAATCAGGTCAGGAAAGACGCGGCACTGGCCGTAAATGTTAGGGCGCCCCTTGTAGAGCCGCGCGCGGTTCGTCTGGCCAGTTAAGTCGTTGTTAGGGGATTCGCCTGTCGCAACCGATACCGACGCACTGGGCTTATTTGACAGGCCGAACACCTTCAGCGCGCCGGAGAGGATTTTCGTGACCGGACGCAATATCGTGGTGATGAGCTTTCCCACCCCGCCCTCTGGCTGGTCGAACACAGCAACCACATCACCGGATCGCAGTGGCCGGCTGATATCGTAATCGTCCGGCAGCGCGCGGCCATTCAGTTTCACGACAACATCACGGTGCAGCTGAAGAGAATCCAGCAGGCTCACCAGTGTGGTGCCTGCATCTACCGCCCCCCGCTGCAGCGGCGCTCCGGGCAGCCTCTGTAACTCATATCGCACCATGCACCATGTACTCCACTTTGCTGTAAACCTTCAGTAATGCCAGCGGGCTGTCGCAGCGCACGAAACCGAATTCGCCGCGGGCATGCAGGCATTTCACCGGGCTGATCATCACACCGATATGTGCGGGCACATCACCGCGGTAAAAAACGGCGATGCATCCGGTGGACGCCACCGGCACACGCCGCCAGTGCGCGTGCTCCTGTTCGTAGCAGGTGATGAAATCCGCGCCCGATTCGTAGCCGGCGATGTGATGCAGCTCCAGGCCGAGCACATGCCGGTAATAGAGAACCACCAGGCCCCAGCAGTCCGTCTGCTCAAAACTGCAGGCGCGATTAGCCCAGGGCTTGCCGTTAACAAGCCCGATAAAGTCGCTCTGTGTCATACGGTGATCAGCCCGGGATAGTCTTTCGTGGTGTAAATGATGGAGTTGGCCAGCGTCAGCGGATTAGTCTTGCCGGCGGTCACGGTGACGTTGCTGGCATCGGCTGAAATATCGTTCACGTAAAGCGTCCAGTCTTTCAGAGATGATTCATCGCCGATCGCGTTCCACTGCTGATACAGGCACTTTATCGGCGTCATGCGCGCCGCCCCGCGCCAGCTTTTCAGTGTCTGCCGTACATGTTCCGTAGCGGCGACAAACGTTATGGCCATTGATATGACCGCCGTTCCGTCCTGCGCCGGCTCGGTAACGCTGAACCGCGCAGGCTCGAAGGCATTTCCGCCGAACGTCGCCGGGCGAAACAGGTTATTGACCACCCGGTAATAGCCGAAAGCCGGATGATAAAACTCCACCGTCTGTTTGATATCGCTGGCCGGCCGCCGCTCTTTCCATTCTCGTAATGTTGGCATCAGTCTGCTCTCGGCATCACTTCAGTGATCAGGTAATCCAGCCAGTATCCGTAGCCAGGCTGGGCCTCAACAATCCAGTCATCGTAGTCCTCAGTAATGTCCTCGATACCGTTGCTGATAACCGTTGCGGTCCAGGTGACAATGTTGCCGTTTTTGCTGGTCTGCACCGGCATATCGACGAAATGCAGCGTCTGCTGCTGAACTCCCTGCGTATCACCCAGGTCGATCGGCATCTGGAACCAGTTACGCCCGCGGTCGCAGTACATCGGCGAGCGAAGCCACGACTTAAACCTCTCGGCCTGCGCGAGCGTGAAAATCCATTGCAGCGTCCAAGTCGCTTTCAGGTCCGTGGTAATCGGCGTGATTATCAATGGACCGACCGCCGTCTGCGTCGTCTGCCAGGCTGTATCCTGCGTCATGTTCTGATCGGCGCGCTGGGGAAGCGGCAGGAACGGAGGGTATTGAACTGTTGCCACGTTTCCTCCGGGCATAAAAAAATCCGCCGGAGCGGGTTTGGTTTAGTAAGTGGCTTGCGCTTTGCGGCTTAGTCCAAATGTCTGCTGCATCTGAGAGGATACCGGGCCGCCTCTTTCCATGTCGGTGATCAGCAAGTCCACCACTGCGCTACCGTCCTGCATGTAGCCGTCGGCACTCTGGACGGTGGCGCCGGTAGACTGGTTGATGACGTTCACCTGCACGCTGATCCCTCCTCCTGACTGCATATCCTTATTGCTGATGACCTTCCCGTTATCGCCAGGGATCATGTACTGCTTGCCGGTGCTGGCCTGGTAAATCTCTGGCTTCCCTTTCTCGCCGACCTGATACAGTCCGCCGGCTGATACCGGGCCGCCGTTGTAGCGAGCGCCGGCAAGCGCAAGCCCGCTGGCAAGCCCAACTGTCGAACTGATACCAGCTGCAGCCGGGCCAGCGTTAGCACCGAACGAGGCGAGCGATGCCATCGCGGCCGCCGGAGCCCAGGCCGATGCGGTAGTTGCCGCCAGCCCGACTGATGTTGCCACCGATGCAGCTCCGAGCGTCTGACCGAGGATGTAGTTTTTCAGCGCTTCGACTCCAACCTGAACAATGCTGTTGATCACGCTGTTCAGGATGGTGTTGCCGAGCGACCGCATTGCCTCCTGCGCCGACATTGTGCCAGTTAGCAGGCTGGTGATTGCATTGGAGGCATTCCCGCTAAAGGCATCCACCGCACTCGTCAGCATGTTATAGCCGAGGCTTTGCTGGCTGAGGATTTCCCATTGAGCTGCGATCCGCTGCTGCTCATATTGCCGGTCAGCGGCATTTTTCAGCGCCAATGCATTCTCATGAGCGAGAACCCCTTGTTGCTCGAACTGCTGAATCAGCGCCAACTCCTGCGCGTGCTGGTTGGCCAACTGCTGCACCGGGTCAACTTCGGCAAGTGCCTGCTGGGTTGGGTTAACCACCTGCTGCGAGCGTATTTTGGCAAGGTTGGCCTGATGCTGAGCCTCCAGTTGCTCACTGGTTTGATCGTACTGTTGCTGGGTAATCCTCTTCCCATCAAGAGCAGTTTTCAGATCCTTCATATCCTGCTGATAAGAGGCGTTCTCTCTTGTTTCAGAGAGGAGCTTTTGAGCGGCGGCTTGGGCTTTGAGAGCATTGGCCGTATCCCATGCCGCCGCTGCATCACGTTCAACTTGAGCAACCTGCTGCGGTGTAGCATTCGTTAACTTCTGTTTTGCTGCCAGTATCGCCTGTTCGCGCGAGAGTTCGCTTGTAGAATCGGCAGCCAATTTTGCTTTCTGGCTGTACTCTTCGACAACTTTTGCATTTCTCTCTGCCTGACTCTCACCTTTCTTCTGCTCCGCTGTCAGCTTCTTATGCGAATCGAGATTGGTGTAAGTCGCGGCAGCATCATCCATCATTCGCTTGGTGTGCGGATCGTCTTTCGAGAATCCCGCGTCCTCAGCTGCATATTGAGCCGCTAATTTTGCCCTTGCGGCACCTTGTAGTTTAGAGAGCGCCAGATTCCTCTCGGACAGCTGAATTAAGCTTTTTTGCCCGGCGGTTAGGTTATCAGTGGACTTCTTCAACATTTCAAAGTTAAAGGCAGCCTGAGATGCTCCGGTGGAAAGGTCTACTATCTTGTTGTAAAGCTCTACTAACTCCGGCTTGGCGTTTTTTGATGACGAAATCATATCGCCAATTCTTAACGCTAAAGTCTGCAGAGCCTGAGGTGATGGGTTATCGCTTAGATCGGCGAGTTGCTTAGTAAGACCAAACGCCGCCTCTTCAGAAATACCCAATCTAGAGGCTACGGCACCGACAGTATTGCCGATGCTATTGGCTGTTGCCGAGAACGCCTGTCCCGCGCCATACGCCTGATTCATCGCAGATTTATAATCATCTGTCGTGATATTTAGCGACTTAAGCCGATCGTTGAATCCGTCAATTGATGCATAACCACCACCAAAAGCTGAAATAGCTTTATCGCCAAATGAAAGGAAGGAGTCAGCGGCATCACCGATGGCTTTAGGTATCTTTGAAATTGCCTGATTGTATTCAATCGCAGCCTGATTTCTGAGTAATGTTGCAGCGGTAGCATTCACTCTAGCAAGGTTTGCGTATTTGTCAGAAAGTGCAGCGATACCCTGAGTAGAAATAGAGATAACATCATTCATCCTCTCGGCGGCATCTTTAAGCGCATCCATTGCACTTTTGCCACCATTAAGAGAAGAAATTAAAGTCCCTGCAACAACAGTTCCAAGCGCGATTAGCGCCCCGACGATAGCACCACCCGGCCCGAATGCCCCAGCCAGCTGCGACCCTTGCTGACTAAATGCTACCAATGCAGATTGACCACCTTGGACCTGAACGATGAAGTCCTGGATCTGATAACCTGCCTGCTGAACGCTTCCCTTCAACCCTGAAGACATCACTTTCGAGGTAGCATTAAGTTGCGTATCAAGCTTTTTGAATTGCCCTGATGTTTTTTGTGCATTATCGCCAATGTTATCAAGGGCTTTATTCGCCTGCTGCTGACCAGTAAGCAATTTTGCAACATCGGCCTCAATCTCAATGTAGACTCCGCCAAGATTTTCACCTTCAGCCATACCTTTCTCCGGGCAATAAAAAACCCCGCCGGAGCGAGGTTTGTGTTGTCTACGAAAGTTTCGTAATTCTTTGCCAATTACGTACTCTGCATTAGCCGCAGCTTCTGGACTCAATTTTTAATTGTTGATCCAGTAACTTCAACATATTGCGACCGCTCTCGCTCTTATCAGATAAGAAAGCAGGCTCTTTTGATTTCTTAATGAAAACATGCCCTGCATCACCATCTGTATAAACGAACCGACCTCCAATTTTACTTATATCGGTATGTCCCGAGACAATACCACAGACAGCGTTTGAGCTTTCATTCCTGAAAACCTTTATCTCTGAGAAATCCAGTCCTAACAATGGGTTGAAATTACTGTCACAAATAATGACAGCAGAGCCACTTCTGGCTTTACCGCTAGCCTCAAGTAATCGCCATCTTTCGCAGTCTCCCGGCTTATACTTCTGAGATAGCTCTTTTCTTACTGCCTCTTTTGCATCATTAATGATCTGAGTATCAGATTTTGCATAACAAAAGTGTGACAAGAAAAGTAGCCCGATAATGATTAACCGCCTCACATCGCTACCCCGCACTCTTTATGAATAGACTTCTCATTCATCATTTTAATGGCCTTTATTTGTAAGCAGACGACGTTACAACCTTTTTTCCATCTGGTTCAGAACAGGAAATCATAACTGTTCCATCGTTGGTCCAGAATTTAACTATGTAAAGAACGTTCGTATCTACTATTACATTGGCCGGATAACTATCACTAATCTGGCTAAAAATGTTATACGCATCTTGTTTGCAGTGATCAAAATCAACCACCTGCACACTTTTAGTTACGGGAGACTCTTGCTCAGGATACTGTCCTGATGCGGCCATTGAATTAAGCTGTTCTTTTGTATAGCTTGTTGACGCCGCTGTGCTGAATGCCAACGAAAGCGAAGCCACTAACAGAAACTTCCTCATATCCCTATCCCCACTGGTTAGTTTTGGACAGATTAGCAGGGATAGGAGAGAACGACAAAACCACCTGATCGTTTATCAGGATGTTCGGCGGCGCGCTTTCAGAGTAGGTTGGAGCGTAAACCCGAAACAAGGAATCAACATGGATAAGTTTGACCGCATAATCCAGCGAGAGCTACTCCAACGTCTCTGCGACATTTACCCAGAATCTGCCGATAGTAGCTTCTCAAAGGAGTTTTCAGAAAAATTTGGAGGCATTAATATCTTTACTGCCAACTTACTTTATCTTGCTGGTCACGGACTCATTGAGATAAGACTTAGCAATGAAATAGGCCGACGACTGCCATCTGTAATGGACTCTTTCACGAAAATCACCAGCAAAGGCATAGATTTCATTCGCGATGACGGCGGTTTGGGCGCAATTCTGAACGTACAAACCATTAAGTTTCACCGGGACGCTGTCGTCGTACTCGAAGACCTGATCGCCATTTCAAACATGAACGACGAGCAGAAGGAAAAAGCCAAGTCGACTCTCGGCGAAATGTCGACGGAAGCCATTAAAACTGTGGTACAAGCCGTAACGACCGCCGGGTTATCAAAGCTACTCGGGCAATGAAGTCGTACCAGAAAGCAAAAACCCGCCGGATGGCGGGTTAAAGTTATAAAGCAGGCATCTCTTTTCCAAAATCGTATATGACATTCCCCACGACCCCACAAAATGCATTATAAATGAATGATTTAAATGTGTTTTTTTTGTTTATTTTTATTTCTTCCATAGAGTCACCTTTTTTTCCCATACGTTTAGCTTTTTTCGATTTGATATAACTACTACTCAATTTGTATACAGCATAAACTGCTAAAGCTATTAGCGAAGGGTCAAAGGATGCCGATACTAACGGTGTCGAAACCGTAGAGATGCAAAATTCGTTTTATTAATGTCAATATTATATCCAAAAAAAATTATTTGTTCAAAGTTAACGGCATGATGTTGATTCTACAGCTATTCCCGGCAGATATAACTGAACCTCATCAGCGGCTCGATCGCGCGCAGCATGTAGCAATTGCTTGCGGCCACCTACACCCCACTTTGCCATCTGGCTCGCGCACTGGCTGATTGCTTTGGTTTCAGTGTTGATGATATGGTCGATTTTGTTCAGCCTAGACATGGCGCCGATCCCCAAACGGACAACGGTTCGAAATACCTCATACACTTCAATTTCGAACTCCGGCTTAATCCAGGCGGCGTAGCGAATAGCAAGTAGCTCGACGCCCCACGCTCCTGATTCAGAGCCGCCTTTTATCACCTTAAGCGGTTGATTTTGTTCCGAAGCACTTTTTAGTGCTTTGGATTGAAGCGCCTTAATGAAGCGTTTTATTTGGGCGCTTCTGAGGAATACGCTTGGGCGCTGGGACTCTGTAGCCTCCCCATTTGCCACGGCTGCTGCATGGAGGTCATTAAGGCTATAGCGACCCTCATCGTCGACACGAACGGAGACACCGTTCACTGATACAGTTGGATATTTCATATCGGTTTACCTTTGAGTGATGAACCTTGTCGCACAGGAAACCGGCCCACAGAAGGCACCGACAGCCAGCCGGCATCCTCAAGGGTCATCCTGAAAGGTTCTGTGTTAAATGCGCGTGCGAGGCGCGTCAGAAGTGATTCGGCATTAGCCGATCACGAACAAACGGATGTAAAAAAGCCCCGCGAATGCGAGGCTGATATTCGATTAGTGCTGAGGTTAATTCTTCGTGGGGGTTGTCCTGGAATGCTCCTGCTCCATCATCGCCTGCCAGCGGCGATCGTCTTCGTCCATGACCGTGTCGTACTCTTCGCGCGTGAAGCCGTTCTGATTTGGGTATTTGGCGTTAATCATCATGGCGAACTCTGTCATCGTGAGGTTCTCAGCCTCTTCCCGGCTTATGCCGAAATGGTTGCGGGCAGCCATGATGTAGTCGGCAGCACGGAATTCTGCGGTTGTCTCGTTCGTTTCGTAACGCTGAAGCTTACGCACCTTCGCTTTGCCGATGATGCCGTGCATCATCAGGTTTTGCGCGACGATGACCATGCTTTCCGGCGGCATGCTGCCCGGGCGCCAGACAAAACCACGCTTACGGGCCTTTCCCGGCTTCATCCAGCCAACCAGATCTCCGATATCGTCGTCGCAGCACGCTGTCAGTACCGTATGTGCGGCCATGATCGCTTTGCGGGTCAACAGCCCACTCTGGATGTATCGCAGTACACAATCAGGAAGGCGGCTGTACTCATCGCGGATATAGGCCTCAGCTGCGCGCTGCGCGAATGGCGTCGCCTCGTCATTGCACAGGTCATAGAACGCCTGAACAATCTCCTCGGGTTCACCGATTCGCGCCATGTTGCGAAACGACGGCCGGAAAAAGAATTCCCGGTCACCGGTACCGATAACGCATTCGCCTAATTCTTTAATCGGGGTCATAGTCGCTCCATAAACAGTATCAAGGGCGCAGAACGCCCTTTGTACTATTCACGAAATGGCCTGGTGGTTAACTGATAGTGACCGTGCAGGATGCAGACGTGATCTTGACTGGTGTCGCGGAAGAGTCGGTGACTTCACAGGTATAAACCCCGGCATCACCGGAAGCAGCGCTGGCCTTGTTGAAGGTCGCCGTTGTTTGCCCGCTGACAACCGTTCCGTCTTTCTTCCAGACATAGGTATAAGGCGAAGTGCCACCCTCAACCACGACCGACATATTCAGAGCCGATCCGGCCGCCACGCTCTTGGTCGTCGGCAGGTTAGTGGTAAACGCCAGCGCCGGCGGAGCGACTTCAAATACCACGGTGTCTGCATCAGCCACTTTCCATTCCCCGGAGAAGGTCGAAATATCCGTGGTGCCGAAATCACCAGACCAGGAGGTAGTGTTGAAGTACCCCATGATATAAGTTCCAGCGTCTTCACCAGTAAAGTCGAAGCGGACCCAGACTGTCGGCTGACGGCCGGCCTGCACTTCATCGAAAATATATTTCGAGATGGCAATAGCGCCGACTTCCGTCGTCTTGTCTTTCTTGCGGAACTCACCTTCTCCTGAGATGGTGAAGTCCATATTGTTGACCAGGTTCTCAACCAGCCCCTTCGTATCGTCAGCCTCAGAGGTGACGGTATTCATGGAGTAGTCAAAGCCCTTGGTGGTCATGGCGCCGAGTCGCTTCCATTCGGAAAGCGCAGGAACCGTATCAGCACAGCCAAAAGCCATGCGGAGCACGGCCACCTTACCAATCAGCTTGCCGGTGTCATTAGCGCAGCCTTGCATGTATGCCTCTCAATTAAAAAAGGCCGCCATATGGCAGCCTGATGGGTGATTCTGACGATTATTCGCCGTATGTGCAGGATACGAGCAGCCGGGTTACTAACCGGCCCTCTTCGGTGGGGATCGGCGCCGGGACATTGCCGACAAGCCGTAGCGCGCCTACGCAATCATCGGCGCCGGATTGCGCGCTGATATACTCGACAATGGCGTTTACCGCGGCGTCAGCAGCATCGGGATTCGCCTTCGAGGAGATCACATCAACCATCACATACCAGTCTCCGCCGAGGTCAAAGGTGATATCGGTACCGCCTGAAGACCTGAATACGATGAACTGATCGGTATCTTTGCCGGTATCGCGCCATTGCCGCCATTGGACCTTAAACCCCGCGGTAAGCCCCTCAGCCACAAACAGGTCTTTGAGGCGCATATACATAGGAGGGGTCATAGCGAAAGCTCCTTCTTCACCGCCGCGTCAATCTGGCTGCGGGTATCTTCGAAGCCCTTCGTTAAGAACTCCTTGCGGGCAGTTGCTCGCCGGAAGTTCTGCTTCACTGCCGGGTCGTGGACATACACCGCATAGTTGGCGGAGTAACCAACGCGCCCGGTTACCCTGGTGCCGTTAGCCATGATTTCGCGGAACTGGCTGTTGATGAGCGTCGACGTATCGATCGGGGTGTAAAGTGCTGCCTGCGCACTGCCGATAAGCATCGCAGACTGGATTGCTCGCACGACTTTACGTCCCTGGACGTCTTTGATGATGCGATCGAGGTTGGCCTTGGCCTGGCGGATGCCGCGAACTTTAGCGCCCATAATCAGACTCCCGTAATCAGTGCGAAATCGTCCGCCAGTCGCTCGAACGTATCTGCGAACTGGACGATCTGCCGAATCTCATCGGCCTCATCCGGCGGTGCTGCATCGGTCGAAGCGCCAATCAGGATGTAATCTCCCTCCCGCGCCGTTGCGTACTCGGTCCATATCGTGTTTTTAACAACGAGCTCCCGGCCAAGGTCACCGATTTTTGCAGAGAGTCCGCCCTGGTAGTCGCAGAGGATAGCCATCGGCGCTTCCCACCCATACGGCTGACCTCCACCGTCGGTATCGCTACCGTCGGCATCGCGTATGCGCCGCCAGACTGTCGCCGTCGCGGTGAATGACCAATTAGCTACCGAAGACATCAGTCATCCCTCCATCGCAGCACAACGGCGTCTGTGGCGCGTATGCGGTCGCAGTTGATGTACCACTCACCATTGCTTTTCACGTACGCCGTCGTTTGTTGGCCTGTATCGGTGATCACCCACACCCGGGTAAACGTCCGCGGCAGCCGTTGCTGAACTGAAACCCACGCCATTAGCAGCCCCCGACCACCATAAACAGGCCCACACTGTTGCCGGCGCTGATCGGTAGTTCACTGGTGCAGCCGCTGGTATCCAGTTTCGCCAGCGAGTCACGCAGCCAGGTAATGCCGTCGTCACCGTAGTCGAACGAGCGCGACGCTCCTGATGGCGCCCCCTGCGATTTTATTCGCCTGGCGCCGGATGACGTCGCCATGAGCGCAGCGGCATACATCAGGATGAGCTTTGCCGTGCAGTCGTCATATCCCGCACCATCAAGGCACGGGATAATCTTGTTCACCACGCAGAGAATCGAATCGAGCAGAGCGGCCGGGATGGAGTAACCCAATTCACCGAGGAACGCCTGCACGTCTGCCGCTGTGATTGGGTCAGCCATGGTTATTTCGCCTTTTTCTTCAGCTCGTCGATTTGTTTCTGAGCCTCGTCGAGTTCAGCCTGCAGCTTGGCATTACCAGCGGTTAGCGATTCTACTTTGCCGTTAGCCTCGTCGAGTTCAGCCTGCAGCTTGGCATTACCAGCGGTTAGCGATTCTACTTTGCCGTTAGCCTCGTCGAGTTCAGCCTGCAGCTTGGCATTACCAGCGGTTAGCGATTCTACTTTGCCGTTAGCCTCGTCGAGGTCAGCCTGCAGCTTTTGCAGATCGGCCGGGGTCGCTACCTCCAGCACCTGATCTCCCACGGGGATTGCCTTACCAACCAGCCAAAGCGGGAGAGTTTCACCTTTGTAAACTTCGCCCTTTTTAAGTTCGTGGCTGTCATGGGTGAGCAGCCATTGTTGTTCTTTACCAGCCATGCGGCCTCCGTAAAAAAGATGGGGCCGAAGCCCCACAGGTTATGCTTTGGTCAGCTGAACGTAACCAGCCTGGCCATTTGCATCGTGTTTGAACTGCGGAGCCGCGGCGGCCAGAACCGAGAAGACATAATCATCTTCCGGGTTAAGGCGTGCTTTCGGACGCATGGTCATCGGCATGCCATTCAGGATCTGAACGACGTCAGGGCGTTTAACAACGCCAAGCAGTTCATCGGTCGGAACTCTGGAGGCCGGAACCAGCGCGGCCACGCCTGGAATTTCCATGATGCGGGACAGGATGGTCTTCGGATAGTTCGCGGCATAGTCGTTAACCGATGCGTAGAACCAGTCTTTGTAGTTCAGGTAGATCGTCACCGGTGCATAGAAGTTTTCGTTATGCAGCAGGTTAATCAGGTCGGAGATTGCCGCAACCCACTGCGCGCCGCTGGCACCGTTCAGGGTCAGGCCGTGAGTTCCGGTTCCGCGGTTAGGGGCAGTACGCAGTCCATAAATGGTCGCGCCTCCGACGTTGATGTTTGGATCGCCGTTCAGCACCATGTCTTCCAGCTTCTCAGCGACTTTGCGCTGATGGTTGGAAAGAGCGTCACTGTCCAGCGAATAACCTTCAGTCTGAGCAGCCAGCATCTGGCGCCAGCCGAATGTCAGCTCACTGTCGATGATAGGCAGCGGCGTACCTTCGTAATCCATGACAGGCTGATCACCCTTCGCCTTGCCGCGTCCATCCAGGCTGATGTTTACATCGCCGGAATCGGACAGGGTCATGAAGTAATGGACGATCTTACCGAGCGCCATAGGGCGGGAAACGCTGGCAGCCAGGTCGTTAAACACTGACAGCACGTCACGCTGTACGGTGATAGCCGAGCGGTCCCATTCGCCCCAGACGTCTTTCGGTAGCACGGAGGCGTTACCGACAAGCTCATCAAACGCAATGAACTGACCGTTCGCATCGTTGACTGCAAAGCCATGCTGTGCAGCCATATTGCGCTGCATCATGTCCCAGCGACGGCGGGCATTGAGAATCAGCTTTTGCTGCTGTGGAGTAAACTTTAACATTCTTGTTTTCCTTATGCCTTGGCGTACGGAGTGGAGAGGATCACCACGTCGGCGAAACCTTCCGCCGCCAGAGTGCGCCCTGCTTTTTCGTCGAACGTTGCGACGACCTGGTTGCCGGTTGCGGCCGCTTTGAATACGCCGCCGATACCAATGGTCAGCTCCTGGCCTACCGTATAGGCTGCTGCTGCCAGGCGAACGTTGTATTCCTGCTCCCCCTCCACGCGATATGCCACACCAGTCTCGTTAGCTGCGTAGGCAGTAGTAATCGCCTGACCGATGAAGCGCCGATTTCCGAGGATGAACCAGCGGCCGGTAGTGTCTGCAGATGCCGCCAACTTGCCGGAAGCGATTTTTACGGCAACACCCGGATTAAGAGCAGATGCGACAGGAAGGTTGATGGTTTCCGGCTCACGCTCGACCGGGCCACGATAGATGACGTTAGCCATTATTTTTTCTCCTGATCGATGCCAGCGTTGAGGTCATAGTCTTTCCACTGGTCATTTTCAGCATTGGCCTGCTGGAAAGATGGGTTCAAACCTGTGCTGGTTTGGCACTGTGCATACATGTCGTTCAGCGCTTCGCCGGCCAGCGAGTTGATCGCCGCTTCGGTCATGAACGGGAATTTCGCTTTGACCGCTTCACGCTTGGTCTTGAGGTCTTTTTCAGCGTTGGCCTGCAGCTGAGTTTTCAGCGTGCTGATCTCGTCAGTCAGCGGCTTAATTGCCAGATTTACTGCCGCAGTAATCGCGTCAGAGTTAATCTGAGTACCCGGCTGGTCGCCTGCTTTCTTCTGAACCTGCTGGTTATAGGCATCCCAGACCTGATCGTCGGTCAGCCCCTCGGTTTTAACGCCTGCGGCATTGAGCGCGGCGATCATCTTCTCTTTCATCGGGTTTGTTTCTCCGTTGGTTTTGACTTCGTACTCAGTGGGTTTGCGCACGACCTCTACTGGATCGCCGACCAGCGTGACTGTGCTGTCGTCGATGAGGTATTTTTGCTGGAAGAGCTTATTACCTTCTTCGAAGATGAATTTGTCTGGCCACACGGTCACGACATAGCGATACACATCGCTGCCTGACGGCGCGCGAATGGCTTCACGCAGCATCTGGTAGATTTCATCGAATGAGGCATCTGAGTTGTGGGTGAGGAAGAACTTCACTTTGTTCAGCAGGCCATCTTTGAGGCTATTTGCGGCTTCAACGAGGCTTGCAGTTTCGACTTCGCCTTCCTGACCATCGGCATTCACGAACATGCCGACGCCTTCTTCTGGAGTACCGGCACCCGGCTCATCGAGCAGGATAGCGATATGGTCGAACTGCATATTGCGAGCGATCCATGAGTACTTCTTCTGCTTCGACTCGCCTGACTTTCTCTCTTTGTTCGTGAGTAATCCGGTAGACAGGTGGATCGGGTCGGTGTTGGTGCCGGCGATCATCTCATCTAGGCGATTAATCAGACGCTTACCGTCAGGCTTTGTCTCGGCGACCGCCTTATTGATATAAACGTCCATGACGACCTGGTCGCCTGACTTGCTGACGTTCTGCGCCCATGCTCCGACGTGATAGCTGTTAATGGCCCGCGGGTCATTGGCGCTGACATACTTGCCATCTACCATCGGGTGCGGAAGAGGCATCAGCTTGCCTTCCATCGTCTGGTAGCTGTTGTTAATTTCCTCCGCCGGGTACAGACCTCCATTCATCACAATGTCATCGACGATCGGAACAGCACCACGAATGACGTAGTGCTCCTGGCCATTGATGGTTGTCGTTGAGATGTTGGAGGCGTTGATGGCGAGGGATTTAACATGAATACTGGTAAGGTTCATGTTTAACCCTTTGGATTATTAAAATGAAAAAATGGTTATTGGCCTTAGTGTTTGTAGTCGCTCTTCCAGCCAAGGCAGGTTTCATGACTGGCAATGAGCTTTATGAACTCTACAAAGCGTCAATCCGCGCCGAACAAGCATCACCAAATGAAAAAGATTTAGTAGATGCAAGTGAGTATTTGGGCTATGTAACCGGCGTGTGGGACGCGCTAGAAGGCTTTGCCGTTTGCACTGGTGACAAAATCACAAGAGGGCAAATCGGCGACATGGTCGGTGAATATCTAAAAAGCAACCCCGGCATCCGAGATAAACAGGCTAGCTCCATAATCATGGTTTACCTGAATGCTAAATATCCATGCAAAAAATAACTATGCTGCCTTTTTATCCGGGGACCACTGTTTGCGCTCTTTTGCCAGCTTCTCAGCTAACCCCTGATTGAAAATGCTGCCGTCTTCGTTGAGCAGCACCGGAATCTGGCTGCAATAACAGTTGTACCGGTTGCCGTTCTCGGCGTAGAAGTCTCGCACCTGCTCGGTGGTGTAGACCTTGCCGTGACGGCTGGCGTGCCAGCTGCGCGTCGTCGGTTTGAGCGCAGATAGCCACAGCAGGCCGGTATTCAGGCCAAGCCGATCCGCTGCCCAGTCCGTTTCGTTCCATTGCGCCTGGCGCAGCGCGCCAACCTGCTCAGTCTGAGCGATAGTCTTTGCGCGGCCCATAGAGACATCAAGGCGCTTGCTTATCACCTGCGCCGTTTCGCGGGGATTCACACCGCGCCCAACGGCATCCGCGATGATGTTCGCCAGGTCACCGCGCGCCCGGTCAGCTTCCAGCTTCCAGTCGCTATACGTGCTGATGTAGGCACTGGCAATCTGGTTCTGGTATGCAGGGCTGCTTAAAAGCTGCTGAAGCGTCGTCTGGCTGGCGTACACCTGCGACTGCTGCGAGAGGTTGTTGAAGGCCTCCAGCGTTCCGCGCTGCGCCTCTGCGGCGACGTAACCCATCGCCCAGAGGTTTTGTTCGCCGCCTTCGAGCAGGTAATCGTCGAGAATAACCTGTACCGCTTCGAGCAGGTCGGCCAGTTCCTGCGCTGACATGTCGTAGATGAACTTGCCAGCGTTGACCTGGTAGAGCGTTGGCTCGGCGCCGTTAACGTGGCACAGGAAGTGCCAATTGTTGCTGTTTGACTCGCGCTCTCGCCCGGTCAGGCGCTGGTCGAACAGAGCTTTTAGCGCCACCTTTATCTCGTAATACCGGTCCTCAATGTCGCGTTCCATCTTACTGACTGACTTACGCGACATTGTGGGGTCAACTTTCGACCGTGGTATCACCGGACTTTTCGGCTTCTGACTGAGGGTCGGCCAGAGGATCAGGTTTTGGTTTGTTGCCATCTGGCAGATCCTCATCATCAAGCTCAGGCAGCGGTTGCAGTTCGCCCGCAGCGCGAATTTCGTTCTCAGTGATAGCAGAACGGCCAAAGGCATTCGTGGATTTCACAGCCACGTCCGCGAGCTTGTCCATGTTGGCAATCTTCTCTGCCTGACTCGGCGCCAGAAGATCAGACCAACCTACGGTAATTTCTTCATTCTGAGCCGGCGGAATAATTCCAAGGGTCCAGAAGCGCGAAACTACATCGGTGATTACGTCGGTCAGAAATCCTTTCCGGCGGCTCATCCTGGTTCTCCCCCACCCCTTGGCATCCTCAGTGCTGGCGCGCTCACCCGTTTGCATCCCAACGAGTTCTTTCACAGGGATAGGGACGGTCGCGCAGAATTCGCTCAGCGCGGTTCTCCAGGTCGGTTCTGGGTCGGCTGCCGCAACGCTCAACACCTCAGCGGTACCAGCCTGCATAAAGCTGGCGCTGTCGGTGCTGTCGTTAAGGCGACGGACCTGCTGATCAAGCGCTTCAGCAAGTTGACCCTCAGCCACGCCAAGGGCCTTGGCGAGAGCGGAGAAGTTCGTCTTCTCACTGAATGAGTAGTTGAGCTGGCGACTGGCGTTCTTCAGGAATCCCTCAGACGCACCGCCGCTCACCTTCTCTATATCCAGTAACTTGTTAAAGCCAGCCTCAAGCAGCGACTTTCCTGACGTCATCACGCCATCATCAGAGCCCTCTGCCAGGATGATTACGCGATCCGGGTGTACGTTGATGATTCGGCCCGGGCGGGCGTCAAAGTTTCCGTCAACCGGCAACTCAGTGAACGAGTACATCGTCACTTCGCCGAACGTTTCACTGTCCGGGTTATCGTCCCAGTTAATCGGGTCGATTTGCGCTTCCCATGCAGGAATCAGCTTAACGAGAGCCTTTTCCTCAAGCCTTCCCACGATGGTGGTGTCAACAGGTTCAGACCACTTCTTACTATCTTTAATCTGAAGCAGGATCGCAGAGTAACGCCCAACCAGGTTACGGCGGTCTGCGCCTTTAATCTGCTCCCAGCAGCGCTTCAGGAGCTTGTTGACTCGCTTATCCCACGCTGTTTGCTTCGATGCGTCCTTTGTCTGGTCGCCTTCGTAAACATCTGGGTAGTCTTCCCAGCACCCATCAAGCATGCGCGTCACGGCAGCGCCAGCAACCGCATTACGCCTGTACGCCCGGTAAAAGTCATCAAACGTGAGGTGTAACGGGTAACCGAACTCCTGATAGAGTCGCTGGCGTTTGGTATTACTGGTGCCGTTAAACAGCATTGAGAGGTTTTTATTACGCTCCCTTTCAGTGCTGGAATTGGTGGCGCGATGTTGTTTCATTTCGCTTTCGGTCACGATGTCCTCCGTCAGCGCGATCGCACCAACATGCCGGTGATTTTTTGTGGTGAATGCAGTACGCGATAACGTGTTCCATCCCAGTCGTGGTCTTCTTGCTGAGTGTCAACGTCATCAGGGTTTTTATCGTCACGAACGAGCACCGGGATGCGGCTTATCCAGCCACGGCAGTAGTCAAAAACGTAGAATGCTGGCTTCTCAGGCATGCCTGATTCCAGCTTCACGCCTTCAACCACCGCTTCGAGCATATCCGCAAAAAGAGATGCGCCGTTGATACGCGAGCCTGGCTTTTTATCAGCTGGCAACCAGGTAACGCCCTGCGCTTCCATCTTCTGCGCGATCGACAACTCGTTATCGCCAGTGTTGAATATCGCCCCATCAGCCGGGCCGGGAATCACTTCGCTACAGATGCCTGGCATAATGTGCAACTGGCCCTGTGTGACACCGTCGATTTGAATCTCTTCCGGCTCGTCGACGTCTTCGCCAACCAGCCGCTTGTCAATCCACGCTACGCCTTTCGCGACGTTGGTGGATGACATATTCAGGCCTTTGTTGAGCTCTTCAGGCGGGCATCCGTACCATTCACCGATCAGGATAAGGGAACCGGCAGGCGGGCAGAACTGTCGACCATCAGACAGCTCGGCGGCTGTGCCATCGGCCTGAGCCCACCAGAGGTTAGAGAACGGCTTCGACTCACCCCAGTCATGAGAGCGATCGACGGTCCAGCTATCCGGGATGCGGAACGGCTTAATGACGTGCAGCGCTTCATTCCACAGATGGTCAAATCTCCCGCCACTGGTCACATCCCAGGAGCCCTCCACCCACGCTTTGCGGCGGTTTGGGTCTTTGATGGCCATCAGGGTCGCGATGTACTGCGGGTCGAGATACGGGTTCTCTTTAAACGATCCGTGGATAGCTACGCGGGTAAGCGTGATTTCCTCTTCTCGTTCTGTCTGAGGGTTGAATACCATTTGCCGGTCGCGCTGCACTGTTCCGCGCGGCGCTGGCTCAATGAAGCGTTTTTTCACCCAGGTATGCCCAATGCCAAACGGGTTGGTCGTGCTGAATGTTTCCAGCGGGATCGGCTTTAGTAACTTGCCATTATCCAGCGGGTAGTTTTCCGGCCTGAACGATGAGCGTCGGCAGGAGAACATCATTTCGTAGAATTCAGGGGACTGCTGTTTCGTCAGTTCGTTAAAGCCAATGAACGGGAATTCCTGCCCGTGAAAATCCCAGTAGTCGTCTGCCTCTTTGCCGAAGCGGAATAGAAGCTCCTCGCCTGTTGGCCATACCCATCGTAATTCGCTCGCAGATGACAGATATCGAGCGCCATCGTTGAACAGACGAAACATACGCTTCGACTGCGTGATGATGTCGGCAAGGTTCTTATATTCGGTATCGAAGATGACGCCACGCCAGAACGAGCCATAGCCCACGCCAACATTGCGCCGGAACCGGGCCAGCTGGGCAGCAGTTTTACCGGGTCCGCGAGTACCTTCGAAAAGTATTTCGTTACATGGGCAACTCAGAGCCAGAGACTGTGATCCAGGCAGTGGCTTCCATACAGCTTTGTAATTCATCCACCGAGCACCTCACCCTGTTGTTTCTGCGCCGCCGCCTCCCAGTCATCCACGTTATCGCTGGTTGGTACCAGCATGACGTTATGCGTGACCTCTTTCGTTTCAGCCTTATTCTCAATGCTGTATGCCTCTCGTTCGAGGCCGATAAGCGTTTTCAGGCTGTCGCTCAGGTCTTTCATGGATTTAACGCGGGAAGGAAGACTGATTATTTTGTGGTAGAGATCGTTGAGCTTATCCATGCCTTTGTCATCAGGCGATCGCATCATCTCACCCAGGTCTTCAAGCGCGGCCACGTTGCCACACTCTCCGGCCAATTCATCGAATAGCGTATTGGTCAGTTCGCGAGCCCGCCGGATGTCACCCCGGTGCTCCATGCGTACCGTTGCAATAACCTCGGCTGTCGCCTCTATCAGTACGCGTTCGGTCAAAGTGCTTTCGTTGCGTACCGTCCTGCGTACCTCCCGCTTGCGTACCAAGTCGTCAGCCTTTTGCTGAATCTTCGCATTCAGGTCGCGCGACCAGTCGTCACGCTTTGCTCGCTTACGGATAGCGCCTTCGCTGATGCCGTGCTGCGATGCGATTTCACGAAGGGACATCACCCCGGCCCGGTACGCCGTCTCGATGGCCTCCCAGTCGGGTTTGCTCATACTCCATTCCTTATTTTATCTGTTCAGTACCGTCCCTAGAGACTCGGCGTTGCTGCTTTCTTTTCGCCTAGTGACGTGAATGGCCTTGTCTCCTGTAAGAGACAAATGATGCTCAGAAGTAATTAGGTAGCACTATAGGGAGGTGCACCCAACATGTTGGACGTTTAATAGTGGCCAGTATAGAAGGGCAAACCTCCGGGTAGGCATTTGATGTTACCGGAGTAGGAACAGGCACGCGGAGAGATAAGTTACACAATAGAACGCACCACACCATCAACTAACCAAGGAGGTTTAATGTCTCACATCGAAATTATTCAACTGATCGATTCATATGTTGTACTGGCGACCGACATCATTTTTCTCATTATCGCTTACCGTAAATTGATTGCCGACCTTTCTCGACGCTCCTAATCCCCGCCTTATCCAGATTGCACTGCCCCAGCGCAGAGTAAAGCTTCGCGTTTAACTCCAGACTAGCCTGCCACGTTAACGGAACCTTCATTCCGGGGATCGGTGTGTCTGCAGCCTATTCGGACAATAAAAAAGGCCACCGATGGGCAGCCTTTGTGATGGCGGCTAATCGCAAATTCCCTGGAAAACTACCAGGTTTGCAAGAAGCGGTTTGTTTTCTCTTCACGCAGCTCAATCATCTCTTTTGTGAGATGGGTTACGCACGTATAGATAAAATCTTCTTTCGTCAACTCGCCAGCCTTTAGTTCCTTGATTAGGTGCTTAAGGTCTGGCCGCTCTTTCAATAACAGTTTTAGGTTGCTGATAGTGGAATCTACTGTGTTCTCTTCACTTACCTGTGAGATTTTATCGGCAAAAATAGCCATTGCCTTTTCTTTTAAACCCATGGGGCCTCCGTATATTTCGGAGTAATCTTACCTCTATACTGCCAGCATTAGAAATGCTTGCCCCCTATCATTTTTAGTGGTATTCCATCTCTCTTGCGCTCGGCGACTTTGCTGTCAAAGGATTATTGCTAACCTACTGACGTTTTGTTTCCGCCTGTCTGATATCAGCCTTATCCCGGTTGTACTGCCCCAGCGCTGATAGCAGTCCTACGCCAAAACACAGGTGTACTCCTCCGCAATATGGTCCGGGTTGCGAAATGATTAAACATATTTAGATACACGATGTATTGTTTAGTCATTGGCTGTTCATTCAGCGCCCCGTTTACTTTTGGATATCCTCTTCGGGGTTTTTTATCACGCCGACCTCGCCATGCAGGAACGGCAATGTAGCCCCGCTACTGACTCACTGCACGGTAGTAGGCCTGCCAGCGGTATTTATCCAACCGGAGCTGACGCAGACACTGAGCGGTTTCGACATCCGATTGCAGGTCTTCATCAGTGTCCTTCCCTGCATCACTTGCTTTGCACGGCGGGCTCATCAAATCCGGGGATGGAGTTGGCAGCGTCGATGGCTCGCTGGCGCAGCTGCACAGCATCATCGTCAAACCGGCACACAGTACGATTCGGAGACTGGACATATTTCACCACGTCGCGGGTTATGGTTCGGTAGATGACCTTGCCCTCTTCTGTAGCGGCAGCGGCCTTTTGCTCAACTGGCTGGATAGTCTTTTCGGCTTTCTCTTTCTTCTTCGCCGCGAGGGCGTTGATATGGTCAGCGTGAGAATTCCAGCCAGAACGCCACGAGAAAAAGCAGGAAAGCAGCAGGATGACTACAGCGCTGATGATTGCGGTTAATCGGCTCATTTCTGGCCCCACTCGCAGACTTCACGCTCAATCTCGCGCCTGGTGATCAGCCCCTTCCACTGCTTGCCACCGGCATACGTCCAGCGCTGCAGTTCCTTGCACGCGCCCGGCACATCTCCAGCATTCAGTTTCTTCAACAACGTGGAGCTGGCGAAAGCGCCAGAGCCAACGTTGTAGGTGAATGAGTAAAGCGCGGCGCGGGTAGGATCAGGAATGCGGACTTTGATGAGCGGATCAATGGCGCTTGCCACCTTCCGCAGATCGGCTTTCAGCAGGCTGTCGCATTCCCTGTCGGTATAACGATGGCCGCGGCGAATATCGGTGCCAGTGTGACCATCACAAACAGTCCAGACGCCGACAACATCCTGATAGGCGTAATAACGCCTTCCTTCCAGGCCGTCAGCATTACCAAGCATGACAGAAGCAATCGCGATCGCACCCGAACCGCCGGCAATCGCACCAATGAGCTTATTCCTCAGCGTCGGGTTCATCTCGGCTCCTGCTACGTCGGTTGTCTTCGCGAATCTTGAAATACAAATTCGTCAGATACGTAAGTACGGCGATGACAATGCCCACCAGTACGCCGATGGCATTCCACTGCTCGGGGCTATAGGCATTTAGCATGCCGTTAAGGATGCTCCCGGCTGAAGCGCCATAGGCAGCACCAGTGGTTATCTTTTCCATGCGATACATACTCTCACCTCGCGTTGTTAGCGGGTGCTGTGCGTGTTTGAAAGGGTCAGGCCCGTCAGGCTGGATTTAACAACGAAGCGTGTCGATGATGATTCCTGCGGGACCTGATAATAAAAAGGTCAGCGCAATGGCTGACAATGAGGGTACGGCGCTGACCAATCACCTGTTACTAACGAGGTAAATTGATTCAAGTCAACATAATCAATTTTTGATTATAAAGTCGTTTGCGTATAGTCATTTTTTGATTATATTGTTTTCACAGGCAGGCATTCCGCCGCGATTACGAGGGACCGAAAATGACTACAATCACTATCAATACTTATGACCCTGAAGCACGTTTCAATATGGACAAGGACGAAGCCAAGTCTTTCTTTGAGTTCGTTGAAAAGAAAGCCACAGACGCAGGGTTTAATGTTCAGTACGACAGTTGCAACTATGTCGATGAAGAAAGTGAGCGCTTTGTTGAAAAATGCTTTGAGGATTATTAACCAACTATGACGATCGATGAATACGTAGATTATTATTTTAATGGCAACAAATCAGCGTTTGCCCGTCACATGGAGGTAAACCCTCAACAGGTTACTAAATGGGTTAATGATGGCTGGGTTGTTGACAACCACACGCTCTATAGCCCCCGTCGTAGCGTTCCAGAACTCACTGTTCCTGAAAATGTTAATGGCGGCGGATCAGCGGGTAACTGACGCATATAATCTGGTTCAGGGCTCTTGCGCGGCGGGTGTCGACGTGTCGTGCAGCACGTTTCTACCCAAGAGCCCTGACCGGATCGCAGGCATAAAAAAGCCCAAGGCGCTGACCTCGGGCTTGAATTCTTTGTGTGTCGACAATCGAAGCTATGGCGACGATATCAGATTTACATGAAATATATGCCTTTCAGTTCGGTTTTGCAAGACTTACATCTAAATTTGTCGCCTTTTGTTGTGAACGTGATCGCGTTACTGATATGAGAGCGTCGATATCAAGCTTCACAAAACTGCTGCGCAGCGCCAGCCAATGAGGGAGGTAGGTTTCTGTCCATGTGGACTTTGCTACACCAACCAGCTCCGCCAGCGACTGGTATTCATACGTCTCCCGCCCTGCCAGCTCGGCTTTGACATCCTGCGCGGCCAGCCAGATAAGTTGACGAAGGCGATCGACAGTCTTCTTCGCAATGCGTACGCCGGCCAGCTTCTCGCTGAATTGCTCCCATGCCCACCGGGTGATCGTCTCCTGGTGCTCCCAGCGGATATTGTCGCTGTAGTTCCACAGCAACCACGCTTTCTGATGCTCTTCCAGCGACATGAGAGCTCGGCGCCAGCTTGCCGTCGAATACTCAACGGGCAGAACGAGAGCGATTGATGAACCTTTTGCGCGGGACTGCTGCCCGGGAATTGGCGGGCTGGATGGGTTTACCATGCGGCCGGTTACCGGGTCGGCTACTTTCTTCCTTCCCCGGCTGCGCGCCGTAGCGGTGAATTGTGCATTTTCTGCAAATGCCACCAGTTGACCTTTCGTCGCGCCGCTCAGATCGGCGGTGGCCACTATCAGCTGCTGGCGAACAAATTCCAAGTATTGAGCTGTCATGCTGTCTCTCCCAGGCGCTTATAGATACGGACGAAATTGCGTAATATTTTGTAGTCAACCAGTACGGTTCCGCGGCTACGCAAGAGGCGGAGCTTTTGCCAGCGGTCGCGGATGCGTTCGATAACGTCACGGCTCATGCGGCCTCCATTTCGGTAATGGTTAGCTCAAGCCGCCCACCTTTGACGACAGGCATTCTCTTCACGCTGTAGTAGTCAACCTGCTGGTCATCGAGCCAAAAACCCGATTTCGTCAGGGCGTCGAATGCTGCCTTTTGCAGGTTGTCCAGGTCACGGCGCCGGCGATCCGGCATGTGGCACTCAATACGTATTTTCAGTGGCGTGGTCAGACCGATATCAAGCATCGAGTCTTTGATGATTCTGGCGACGCTGTCGCGGTATGCCTTCCCTTCCGAGCTGATGTGAGTGCGCCCGCGATTGTGCCGGTAGTAGCGGTTGTTGCTTGGCGGCCAGGGTAATGAAATGCGATATTGGTTCATGCTTTTATCAGCCCCTCTTTCATCCAGATAACCTGCGTTCGGGCCATTCCCTCCAGTGCGCACTCTTTCGCATACTCCGCATCTACCAGGCGCGTGCGGCGGTCTATTTCATCGTGACAGGATGAACAGGCGATAGCGGCGATCAGATCAGGCGGCTTAATCCCGGTCCCGCACAATCCAGCAATGCGGATATGGGCCAATACCGTGGTTTCAGGGTTACCGTTGCAGACGCCCGGGATGCGAACCTGACATTCGCGACCTCGAGCTGCTTTGCGTAAATCAGCCATGGCTTTTCCTCCGGGCAGCGCGGCGCAGCCAGCGGACATCTACCAGGTGAGCCGTATAGTGAAAGGTGGGGATATCGGAAGGTTTAACTTCGACTTTGCGCTTGCGGCGCGCCGGCACGCGGAAGATACCGCGCTCCATGACTTTGGCGAGAAGGCTGCTCATCAGGCCTCCTGCTTTTGCTGCAGTTGCTGATATTCGCAACCATGTGGAATGGTGAGAGCCAGACCAAACTGAGCACACCAGGCCTCTACTTTGGTCAGGAAAATGTGCATTTCGCCGGTATCAAGATCGGAGGTATGCCGGGGTTCCCAGGTTGTGGTTTTCTCACCGGTGATGAAGTCGGTGTATGTCACCTCTTCGCAGCCGAGATAGGTCTTTTTGAGATTGCGCTTAACCCACTTGGGAGTTGCGTCGGTACGTCCTGAGTTAATCAGGTATTCGCTGATTTCCGCGTACCACATGTGACTAAGTGCGTTCTGGCTCAGGCTGCGCTTTTCGCGCCACTCTTTGACCTGCAGGCGCAGACATTTTCCGTCAGAGAGCTGCTCCTGAAGAATCTTGCCTATAGCGTTGAAGTTGCCGCTGTGCAGCTTGATGCCGCATTGAGGGATGTTCACGCTTCACCTCCGCAGAGGTCAAACGCTGAATGCAGAAAATCGCCGGTGGCTTTCGCCATCGGTGACAGGGATTGCTGTAAGGTTTTGTGCGCCATGTGTCCCCACTTGGCGCCGGGGTAAAGTTGTCAGTTGTCCAGACTGACCAGGTAATTATCGCCCGTCACGGGGATAAAAGCAAAATGAGCATATACGAGAAAATCGCTATTTCTTGGCGTTCTGCTCTGCCATCTCAATGTAGCGCGGATCGGAGGCGCGCGGGAGCTGGATACTCTGCTCTCGGTAGTGACTGACGCGCTCCATGAAGTAGTTTCTCAGGTGCTCTGGCTGCTCTCTGGCTACCACTTCGGCGACAACTGGCATGTTCAGGCGCTCTTTGTAGGCGACGCCGGACGCTGCCAGGTCGACGTTGACCTTGTCTCGCTCTTCCTGGCTTTTGGCTGCAATGTTGTATTTTGACATTAATCTGCGGTCCTCCCACGCCAGCGCTTATTGCTATCAGGTATACGGGCTGTATCCACGGACTCCACAACCCCTTCACCAAACCGAATTGCATTGGCTATATCCAGTGATTCTTTGGCGCTTTTTGCGGCAGAATTAAAACCCCTTCTACCTTTAGACTTGAACTTCCTGATACGCAATTGAGCCGCCAAATGAGCTTTTGCCTCTGTTCGGTTAGTTGGCTTTATTTTTACCAGTTCAACATCTAATTGATACTGCTGTTTGGAAGAGAGTTTCTTCTTTTTCATTTGATGTCACTCTTGAGAGAGTTTTTGTCATCATAAACGAAAAGGCCCAAAAGGGCCTTGATTAAAGTCTATGTAAAGCGTTGTGTCCTACGCGAGCTTTATGCATCACCAACACCCCATAGCTCCCAAGCCGATGAATGCGATAGTGAGATAAATTTTCAGCGCTCTGCCATCACTCAGCCTCCACCTTGATGCCAGCAGTTGCTTCTACCGATGCCTTGACGAACCATGCTGCCCTGACAATGACGCTATGAATCCATTGCAAATCGGCGTTTTTATCTGCTGACTTCATTTTTTCGCCACTTAAAGCTTTGCTAATATGGCTGCGTACTAAATCGGCTTGAAGGCTGCGGGATTCTTCTATGCTGAAGCCGCCGGGCAAACAGGCTACGGTATTCTGCGCTTCAAGTTCGGCGATGCGCTTCTCCGCTTCGCGTTTCGCTTTCACCTCTTTCTGGATAATCCGGCTTAATTCATTGATGCTGGCGGTTCGTTCTTCGGTCATCTCATCGATGTGCGCTTTGAGCTTATCAGCGCGGAACCGCTCGTTATCAAAGCTGGTACGCCAGTTGTCCCGCTCCTGCTGCGCCTTCTCCAGCGCCTCTACCAGCGCGAGGACGTTGACTGGGTTGGCTTCTTTGTTGAATTCATTGAGATCAGTGATATCGATATCAATCTGTTCACCTTCATGCTGAGAGATATCGATAATCTCACCATATGGATATGCTGCGAGCCGTTCATGCGCCCCAATAGCATTCTCTGCTGCCGCTTTCAGGCTCTGCGCCAGTTCGGTGATATCAGTCATGCTGCTTTCTCCTGTTTTGGCATCAGCGCATCACGGACGCTCTGGCGGTAGTAGTGGTGAAAGGCGAACGTCAGGCCGAGCTTTGTTGGCCGCTCCTGTTTACCCAGCAGTTTGAGGCGAGTGCAAATGGTCGTCGCCGTCCAGCCAGAGTGATAACCGGCGGCTCGCTTCATAACGGTTTCCGCCAGAATGGTGCGAAAGTCGTCTCGCCCGAAATTAGTGTTTTCGAATGCGGCGTTGATTACTTCGTCAGTGAGATGTGCATCGATAGCGTGGCTCATTTGTCGGCCCCCTCGCGCAGCTTCTTCACGTGTGAATTAGCCAGGGAAAGGTAAGCCAAAGCTGACACTGCTTCGCTTTCATCAAAAATCTTATGCACGGTGTTGGATGCGAACTCCTCCACCCCATCAGCCTTAATCCCGGCTACGATGCGATCGGTGGCCGAAAAGTCCAGTTCTTCTGCGCATGGGATAACATCGCCATATATCCGCTCCATGGCTTCATCCCAGCCATAGCGGCAGGCGTCGTACCGGTCAGTAATACCTCGGTCTTCCAGTCCGCACCCCATGCCTTCTGCGTGGTACTGAGGTTCGTTATCCAGGTTGGTTACGGAGTCAACGATCTGTTTCATCGCTACATTTTCCAGAGCTAACGCCACATTCGCCGCAGCCAGCTGCTGGTACGCTTTCGCCAGCTTCAGGAACTTCTGCTCTCTGATCGACAGCTCGCCTGCGCTCTCCAGGGAAGCGATGAGCTCATTTACTGTTTCGATGTTCATTTTCTTACTCCCGCCAGGCACTGGTTAAAAAGGTTGGTCATTGGGTTTACGCCGCTAGGACGCTGGCGATACTGAACAGACGGATCGCTTTCGGTTACGGCTGTCGTGTCGATCAGGGTGTAGCGGTAGCTCCTGCACTCCCCTTCTCGCTTTACCTGACCGTCACGGTGCATCTGCCACAGGGAGGAATTGACCACTGAAGAGTCAAGCCCGGTGCCGCGGCGGATATCCTGAAAGCTGCAGCCAGGATGCTGGCCGATGAAGTTAATAACAGCTTGTTTGCCCGAGTTCTTTTTCATGACCGCCCTCTCCCCAGTCCAAATTTCGCCCGAATTTCTGCGATTTTGTTTAACCCCTGCTCCTGACTTAATGGCCGACCACCAAGTTTTGGAATCTGCTTAACCGGCTCTGGAATCGCTTCTCCTGCGTTTAAACGACGCACCATACGCATCAGCTCATCCTGAGCCTTGCGGCGCAGCTCAGCGTCACTGAGGCCGTTTGCGCGCATATCTGCGTACAGGCCAGTAACCATCCAGTAGCAGGCCTTGTGCTTCAGCGTTACCGGCGTGACGTTGTACTCTGGCCACGGATAGGACTCAGCATCCGGGTATTGCCCGCGGGTCCGGCAGTACTGGTAAACCATATCGACCAGCTCCACTGCATCCGGCAGCCCGGCAGATACTGCTGATTCCGATTTGCACCAGGCGACAAACTGACCCGGCGATGGCATGAATGGGCGATCCTGTTTGCGGGCAACGCGCATTCCGGCGTTGATTTGCTCCATGGAGACAATCCCGTTCTCCTTGAACGCCAGGAGCCACTGCCGGCGCATCTCGTTCATCTCCTCGGGTGTTTTGCTGGCCAGCGCCGGGAACACAGCGAGCAACTGGCGGAACAGTTCGTTGAAAATCTCCGCAGTCTTTGCCGCCTGGCGCTTTACTGCCTGCTCGTCCTGCATTTCAGGAAGCCCGGCAGCCACGCGCTGGAAGTTTTCCCGGTCGAAGTTGTGCATGCTTTCAGCGATTGATTTCATTCGAGCACCCCGTAAATCCAGTCAGTGTTGTTCAGATCGACTTTTGGCTTCCCGGCAACCTGAACCCCTGGCGCGCTGCGCTGCATGGTCAGCTTGTCCCACTGCTTGCGCAGCGCATCAGGGCTCAGGATGTTGCGATGCCAGAACGAGTCTTTGCTCGCCCAGTCGTACATGCCGCAGATATCCTGGTGGCTGCGGTTGTCGATCTGACGCATCAGTCGAACCGTGTTTGACCAGGCGGTAATGTCAGGGTCTCTGCAGGTTGGGTTGATCATCCTGACCCTGGAGAAAATCCACTCGGCAACCCGAACGTCTTCTGCGGTTCCCCACTTGCTGCCGCTGGGTGTGTAAACCGCGGCATCAGGATGAGCAGACAAAAATTTCTTCAGGCGGACGTCAGAGGATTCGCCAGAATTCTCGGACGAAGATCTTTTAATGTTTTTATTCTTGTTATTACCTTCTTGTTCATGTTGTGCGGTTGTTTGTGCGGCTTCATGTGCGCCATCATGTGCGGGCACCACCTTCAAACCCGCGCCATTGCTGGGCTCGCCATGTGCGCAAGTATGTGCGGCTTCATGTGCGGCTTCATGTGCGGGTAAATTGTCTGTTTTTTGAGCATATTCTGCAAAATTTGTGATGGTGATCACTCTCCCTTTTTGCTTCTCACCTTCGATAGAAATCATCCCTTCGCGCACAAAAACGGCCAGCATTCTCTCTACTGAATCGCGACTAGTAGGATTCCCTTTCCGGTCGCAAAGCTGCAGCCCTAAATCGGCCGCTGTGACCACCAGTTGACCGGGCAGCAGTGACCACTCATGACCTTTGAAAGTCGCTCTGAATGGCTGACGAGCAGCATTAAGCAGCAGGTTTTCCCACAGGGTTCTGAGGTACACATCTTTTGCCCAGGACTGCTTGAGAACGCTCCGGTACAACGGGATGTAGCCAGATTTCTGGTTTTCCATCCGGTTGCTCCTGAATTGCCCCGGCGCGGCGCCGGGAAACTTGAGTATTTCTGCGGTGTTCATGCTTCACTCTCCCAGCCGGCCTCTTTCAGGAATTCGCGATAGTTGTCCAGGATGGCGCGCGCATCAGCTGGCAGTTCAATGTCAGCCTGATCAGCTACTATCTGGAGAAACTGGCGCGCCTTTGCTGCGCTAAACTGCGGCAGCGCCGCGCTACGGGTTAATTTCGATTTACCTGACGCTCTGGCCTTATCCATCTGGCGAACAGCTACAGAGGCCGCCTGTGGGCCGTGCTCGCGGGATAAAGCAACCGCGGTTGTCGGGGATACTTCGCCGGCACGCACCATGCTGATCAGCTCTTCTCCGCAGGTCAGCAAATGCAGGTGATAATCGACGTCGGACAGAGAACGCTTAACCTTCTTCGCGATCTCGTCCGGCTCCCATCCCTGGTTTCTCAAACGCTGATATGCAGCCGCGCGTTCCAGAGCAGTGAGAGGTTTGCCCTGGTTCCGGGTGACCATGAAGGCGATCCGGTCAGCTTCGTTCCCGACGAAGTCTTTGCACTCAAGACGGATGATGTCAGCGCCTGCTTTCGTCGCTTCAATGGCGCCGTAATAGCGGTGGTGACCATCGATAACCTTCACGCCCTTCTCGGTAACCTGGACGTCCAGCGGAGGCACCGACTCGCCGGCAATAAACGCATCGCGGAACTCAGCGACGTGATCCTGGTCGATTTCGCGGATGTTCAGTCCGGGCTCGACGTACAGCTCTGACAAAGGAACGGTGTAAGTTTTGTTCACCACCGTACCGGTGCCGTTTTTGTCTTTGTGCTTGTAAAGCTGGTAAAGTGAACTCATAATTATTCCTGTGAATTGATCCAGTTAATTCGCGTAGAAAGCCGTTAGTGTTGCTGCACTGCGGCTTTCGCCTTTTCTGCCCTTCATTAGTCCCATCCCAACGGTCCTGGTCGGCACCGCTCTGCACGTAATCCGATATCTGCCAGCGTTTCTACTGACTGCAGGTAGTGGCGGGAAACTACCACCGCCTCCGGCGGAACAACCTGCAGACCCAGCGCTGATATTTCCTTCGCCATTTCGGCGTAATACCCCTCGCTCTTGCGGCGACTGATTGTCGACTCGCTAACCCCTCGCATTTCCGCAAAAACCTTTTGGCCAATGGATAAAAGCCGGTTTAACAAAATGCCTTCAATCTCAATTGGGTTGAGGATTGGCGGCTCTAACTTTCGGGCTATTGCATTCTCCATCTGTGATACTTCCTCTGGTATTGATTGAAAGGCCGCTAGTTAGGCGGCCGGAACGCCCTTCGGTGAAGGGAATAGCTTTGGAAGGTCTGGTCTGATTTGATGCGCCTGAACCTCCCCATTGGTTGCATTTACGATGCTGTTAACATGTTCAGGCGAAACCTTGGCCTTGTTGTGGAGCCACTTGTAAACCGCCTGCTGAGAAACATCGCAGGCTTCACCAAGCTTTTTCTGAGAGCCGACAATATTAATTGCGGTTTTAATGGTTGGGTTCATGACAACCTCCGTAGTAAATACAAACAAAGAATAAAACCTTAGTTGTATTTAGTCAACAACCATTTTCGTTTGCCGCTATAAAACCATGGTTGTAAATTGAGAAGATGAAAACGACACTTGCAGAACGATTAAGAGAAGCCAGAAAGGCTGCCAGCATGACCCAGAAGACTCTGGGAGATGCTGTTGGAGTTAGTCAGGCTGCGATCCAGAAGATTGAAACTGGAAGGGCTGCTCAGACCACAAAATTGCTCGATATAGCCAAGGCTTTAAGGGTGAGACCTGAGTGGCTTTCTTCGGGAACTGGCGCCATGAGGGCTGATGGTGAAGATGACAAGAAGCCTTCACACATAAATCATGATGTGTTCAGGGTCGACATTTTGGATCTGGCCGTCAGTGCCGGCCCGGGCATTGTGAATCAGGAGTTCGTGGAGATCCTCCACTCGGTTGAGTATGCGCCAGCGGAAGCCCGGCACATGTTCGATGGGCGTAAGGCTGAGAACATCCGTATCATCAACGTCCGGGGTGACAGCATGTCCGGCACGATTGAGCCGGGTGATCTGCTGTTCGTCGACATCAGCGTTAAGAGCTTTGACGGCGACGGGATATACGCCTTCCTGTACGACGACACTGCTCACGTCAAGCGCCTGCAGAAGATGAAGGACAAGCTGCTGGTTATCTCAGATAACAAGAGCTATGCAGCCTGGGACCCGATCGAAAAAGACGAGATGAACCGGGTGTTCGTGTTCGGCAAGGTGATCGGCAGCATGCCGCAGACGTACAGGAAGCATGGGTAAAGCCTTAGCACGCAGAGGAAGCATGTCTGATCTGATTATCCCAATACTCATTACTTTGCTGATTATCGGACTGGTTGGGATAGTGCTCAGGCTGGATAAAGTTTTCTTCAAGCGGAAGGATGAGCGGGATGACTTTAAGTGAGCCAGACTGGTAGTTCTATGTTTTTTTGGTAATGCCGCAGACGTACAGGAAGCATGGGTAAATGAGAGATTGATTATGAAAATTGGGATAGTTTTCCTCGTGGTCGTATTCATCGTAGCGGTGGCGTTTTTGACTTGGTTTGTCTTTGGTGGCTATGTGACACCTGGAGGGTGAGCAGGCGTTGAAGTACGCTATATAAGGCCGCATCAATTGATTTAATGGCTTAAAGAGAACATAATTTAATCATATGTTCCCTTGGAGAATCGTCATGATACGTAAAATGCTGAAACACCTCAAAAATGCCAAACCGAAAGCAGGCATTGATGAGCTGCAGATCATCAATGACGAAATTGAAGAAACCCAGAAGAATATAGCTCGGGAAAAAGAAAAGATACAAGAGGAACGTAGTGATGGATCAAGACTCACAAAGCACAGATTCACTATTTGATTATTTTTATGTGGATAAAGAGCGTGTAAATGCTATAACTGCGCAGCTTTTCCCTTCTGGAGTTCTTAATAGTATTAAGCAGACGTCTGGAGAGTCTGAAAAAGACCTTAAAGAGCTTAAGGCTGGGCTGTCATTGATAGGCGTTAAAACTAACGCCTCTGAATCTTGGAATCGCAGTCAAGAAAGATTATTTGACTCATCATGGAGCATCCCGCTGAATCTTTTAGATAAACTTTCTGAATCAGGAAGGATAAAAGCGAGCTTAAATGATGCTAGACTAGGCGACATAGTCCTAATAAAAGGCATGATGAAAATATTCGATGCACAAATGGTTCACTTGTGCATGCCAATAGTTAAAAAGATAAAAATCAACGAGATGAAGAATGAGAAAAATCCTAAAGCTAAGGGCCTGCTGAAGGAAAGCATCTCAGAATTTGAAAATGCGGAGGAGTTAGTAAAGATGCTTCCTCCAACTACGCACATTGACTTTGCTGATAGTTATGGAAACTACAGTTGGATGTCGGTTGAACCATCCAACCTGACAACTACCTTGAGCGATGTTTCTTTAAAGTACGGTCCCTTCATTCCCGGTGAGTGGCATATACTATGTATTGTTGATGCTTATGCTGATGATACAAAACTGGATAATCCAACCGCACCATACCCTACAGTATCCAATGATTTAAAAGATGCCATGAATAGCATGTTAATCATGATGAGAAATATAATGGGGAGACCTGTAGGATCCTTTGGTATAACACCACTAATTATTTTTCGTGGCTTAGCAAACCATCTTTAAGCATTAAGCAAAAAAAACAACCCCGGCCACCGCGCCGGGTTTTTATTGCCCCTACTCTTCCCTCAGTATCAGCACGTCCAGTGCCAGCTCCACAGCCAGTTCTACCCTGTTTCCCTGCCACAACACCTGAATCATCTCTATCAGCGCCTCTCTTGATGGCTCGCGCTTCTCAACCAGCAGTTGCATAACCGCTATCCCGATGACCTGCGCTATCTGCGGGTGCATTTCTGCGAAAAACTCATCCTCATTCGACATGGCGCTGCCCTCTTTGGCGTTTTTTTGAGCTTACCAGCACGCTTTACAAAAATAAATAACCAATAAAAACAACCAAATAAAACCATTGCAGCCATTTAAACAACTATTGTTGTTGACTATAAAACAACTATGGTTTTAAATTAACTCATCCAAACAACACCGGCAACGCCGGGGTGAAGTCAAAACGTCCCGTTAGCCGCGATAAGGCAAAGGTGAAGAGATGATCCGAGAACATGAGGTTCCTGCGTGGAACAGATTCAAGGTGAAGGTGGCACTGTTGTTGGCTTTGGTCGCATTCGTAAGCGTTCAGTGCTGGGGTGCGGTATGAGCAGAAACGGCATTCGTTCACTGGTTATCGCGCTGGCCATTGGTGTGGTTTTCTGGGCTGGTCTGGCTGTCGAAATTATGCATTTCACTGGGGTGTTCAATGGTTAGTCATCATTACGGGACACAGACCGTTAACCGCGGCGCCGTTCTGCCAGGGATGCTCGTTAAGCATCGGGAAAGCACCTGGACAGCATCAGCAAATAAACGCGGCCGCCTGTACCTGCATCGCGGGATTGAGCGGACTTACACAACCGACTTGCTGGTTGAAGTTTATCTGAACGGGTTGGGACAAGGTCTCAGCCGGTAATCGAAACGAAGAATTTAACTGAGCTATCAGGCGGCTTTCATCGCGCCGGGGATTCTTACAACCAAATTTCAGGAGCGAGCTATGAACGCATACCGCGCATACGACGTGATCGAAGAGCGTAAGTGGGCTGAACAGTTGCTCACCGAAGAGAAGGAAAAGTGGATTGAAGATCGGGCAAAAGAGGTCTTTGACAGCCTTCCAGAGGATCCTTACGCGGCACTGCGCCAGTCTGCATCGTCCAGGGCGTTTCCATATGAAGGCCTCCGTAGCGATAAGGCTGTCGAGGTATACAACGATTTACGCACAGCAATAGCTTACGCCCAGGCGGAATACGACTGGGATCACCGCACCGGCTGCCCGTTTTAAGGAGGGGTCATGAGCTTCGATCTTATTCAATTCGTTAAACAGCAAGAGTCGCTGTTTAACGGCGCTCTTACTGACCAGAGCCTGACGTGGGCAAAAGAATGCCAGTTTGCGATTCAGTTATTCCAGCGCAATGACAAGCTGGCGCAAACGGCAATCAGCAACCCGGTCAGCGCTCAGAACGCGATCATTAACGTAGCTGCAGTCGGTATCAGCTTAAATCCTGCAAGCAAACTGGCTTATCTCGTCCCGCGTGACGGAATGGTATGCCTCGATATCAGCTATATGGGCCTTTTGCATATAGCTCAATCAGCCGGGGTCATAAAGTGGGGTCAGTGCAAACTGGTTCATGCATGTGACGCTTACGAAACCATTGGCCTCGATAAAGCTCCGGCCCACAAATACAACCCTTTTGCCACTCCTGAAGAGCGCGGAGCCGTTATCGGTGGCTACTGCACTGTTAAAACATCAGACGGCGACTACCTGACTGAAGAGATGAGCCTCGCCGAGATTGAAGAAATCAGAAAGGTAAGCAAAGCCGGCACATCACCAAAAGGCCCATGGGTCAATTTCTGGTCTGAGATGGCCAGAAAGACAATCGTGAAGCGCGCCTATAAATACTGGCCGCGCGCTGACCGGCTCGATAATGCAGTGGACATGCTCAACGAGAGCGAAGGCATTTTTACCGAGCCGGTTATGCAATACACGCCTGAGAGTGAAGTTATCCAGTCGAAAGAAAATGCTGAGCAAGAGCTTATCAACTCAGTCCACTCGCTATGTGAAGACATGAAGCAGGCAGCAAACATGCATGCTCTCAAAACCCATTTTCAGGCGGCATACAAGATGACTGCTGGAATGCGGCTGCAGCAAGAGGTTCAGGCTGTTTACGCCAAGTGTAAAGCCAAATTCGAAGAGGTTACCCAATGACAGCTCTTTATCAGATCGCCAACGATTTCGCCAAGCTGACTGACTCCGGTATGGAGCCTGAAATGATAGCCGACACTCTGGATGGGATTGAGTGGGAGCTGGAAGCAAAAGTGGAACAGATTCTTGCTATCTGCAAAAACGAATCTGCTTATGCGGAAGCGTTAAAGGAAGAGAGTAAGTGCCTTGCCGAACGCGCTAAAGCAGCTGAAAGCAAAGTGGAAAGCATGAAGGATTATGTCGCTAAATCACTTGAAACGGCAGGAAAAAAATCACTTAAAGCTGGAATTCATCAGGTTACGGTCAGGGCGCCATCTAAATCAGTAGAGATTACTGACGCCAGCATTTTGCCTCCTCAATTCGTCGAATACGAGACGACGATCAAGCCTGACAAGTTGGCCATTAAGCATCAGATCGAGGCCGGGTTAGATGTGCCAGGTGCGCAAATAAAGCTCGGTAAGCCGTCTCTGATTATTAAGTAGATAACGCAATTTACCGGTTACCACGGGAGGCCCAATGAATAAGCAGAGCATCACACCAGAGCAATTCCGCGCCGTAGCCGGAACCATGCCTGCCTGTCGCGCAGCGGATGCGCTGGGGATTAGCCAGGCGAACTTCTACCGCCTGGCACAGAGCTATTCCATCAGCACCGCGTTTGTCTACAAGCCCTGGAAGCCAGAGGAGAAGCAGATCGTCGCTGAAATGCGCGCTGCCGGCGAGTCGCATAAAAGCATCGCCATGAAGATGGGCCGTAGCGTTGCGTCGGTATCCAGGACTTTAAGCCGCATGAGAAAGGCAGGCACGAAAAGAGGTGCGCAATGACTGACTACGGCGGATCGAATACTCCAAAAAATGAACGTGACTACTGGCAAACGCCGATTGAAATTTTCAACGCGCTCGACCGCGAGTTTGGCTTCTGGCTGGATGCTGCAGCCTCTGAGAGTAATGCGCTATGCGCTCACTACCTCACTGAGCTGGATGACTCGCTGAACAGCGAATGGACGTCATACGGGGCGATCTGGTGTAACCCGCCCTATTCCGATATCGGTCCATGGGTGGAAAAAGCTGCTGAGCAATCCCGGGCGCAGTCTCAGGCCGTAGTGATGTTGCTACCAGCTGACATCTCTACTGGCTGGTTTATTTCAGCCATGCAATCAGCTGATGAACTCAGGCTGATAACCGGCGGCCGTGTTCAGTTTGTTCCGGCATCTGTTACAGGAAAGCGTCAGAACAACCCCAAAGGCTCGATCCTGTTTATCTGGCGCCCGTACATCACCCCGCGACACATCATCACGACCGTATCGCTGGCTGAGTTAAAGCGGATCGGGAATCTGGAGGCTGCATGACGCCAGAAGAAAAAGAAAACGCTCTCCGCGCCCAGGCTCGTCGCTGCGCAGAAGAGATAACCAAAGCGATGAGCGTAAAGCCTAAACCGAAGTGGAACGCTGTATGCCCCCCATCCTTCGCAAGCACTACGAGAAGGTAAAGCCGATGGGTGTCAGCCTGGTGAAATTTGTCAGTGTTTTTGGGCGGCTCAGCGGCCGCTACGGAGTGGAATCATGAGCAAGTCATTAAACGCGCGCTGCATTCGTCGCTGGGAAGTGGAATTCAAACCTTTCTGCGATTCAAAAGTTAACCCTTACTGGCGCAAGCGTGACCTGCGCGGGTATATCCGCGAGGCGGCGCTCACCACCGCCTACAGCATGGTAGAGAGCATGGCTGAACGTAACGCCAAGGTTGACTATGACGGCGCGCCGAATAGCTGGAGTTATGAGTTTTCTCTCTGGTATCGCTTACGCCGGGAAAAATATCTCAAAGAAGCTCGCGACTACCTAGACGAAGACGCTACCAACGAAGAAATAGACGAAGAGATCGAAAACGAACTGGAGGCCTGGAATGACTGAGCGCGGGATGATTTTTAACGCTGAGATGGTGCGTGCCATTCTCGACGGCCGGAAGACGCAGACCCGGAGGATTATGAAACCTCAACCAGAACCATGCCCCCGTGGTGGACATTGGTGGCCAAGCAACGTGTTTAAAACAATGCTTCATGTCGAAGAAGAAATGCAGAACGGGAAAGGCGGCTGGGGTGGGCTTGTTGGAGATGCTTGCCCGTTCGGGGACGTCGGCGACCGCATCTGGGTGCGTGAGGCTTATCGTTTCCCGGCATCGTTAGACGATGTTAGCCCAACTGGTGTTGGTGAAATGGCTGTGGCAACAGGATACAGAAAACCATGGGCGCCGACCTTCTACGAGTTTACAGGCACTTTCAGTGATGGATGGAAAGGATTCGAAACCCCTCCAAAAGTTTCTGACGCCGGAAAGCTTCGCCCATCCATCCACATGCCGCGCTGGGCCAGCCGCATTCTGCTGGAAATAACCGACGTGCGGGTTGAGCGGCTGAACGCTATCAGCGAAGAGGACGCACAACGCGAGGGAGTTCATACCGAGGTATGGGACCAGACAGTAGTCGCTAGGAATTACGCAGCCCGTGATGAGTTTTTCCAGTTTTGGTCAGAGGACATGCCCCACTACGTCGAAATGAATCAACTTTATCGGTCCTCATTCAGAAGCCTCTGGGAATCCATCTATGGCGCCGAAAACTGGCAAGCCAACCCTTGGGTTTGGGTTATCGAGTTCAAGCGCGTTGAAGGCGGTGCAGCATGAGCGCAGAAATCATCGATCAGGCCAACGAGCTGGCAGAGCGCCGGCTGGAAATGACCATCCAGAACATGCGCATCAACCATAACGCAGTTTCAGCTACTCACTGCCGCGACTGCGGGGAAGAGATACCCGAGCGGCGCAGGGAACTGGTGGCGGGCTGCCAGCGCTGCGCTGACTGTCAGGAAGAAGAGGAATTGCGCGGTAAGCATCGGAGGTGATAAATGCAGACAATTATCCAGATCGAGCCAAACGAATGGGTTTCAGAGGACTTGCTGATGGCGGTCACCGGGATGAAGCGCGGCACTATTACACGGGCCCGTAAATCATCCTGGCTGCTTGGCCGGGAGTATAAGCACGTTTCCCCTGAAGGAGAGCCAAAGCCAACCAGCGAATGCATGTACAACCGCAAAGCGGTGGACGCATGGATTCAGGCGCAAAAGCAACCATTGGGTGATCGGGCGGTATGAAACAGGTAAACTTGCAACGCTCCTGGACGTCGGGAGGGATAAATGAGTAAAGAATCATACCCAACGGGCGTTGAGAACCACGGAAAATCACTCCGCATATGGTTCATTTTTAAAGGTAAGCGTGTCAGGGAAAATCTCGGTGTCCCTGACACCGCTAAAAACAGGAAGGTGGCCGGGGAACTGCGAACGTCAGTTTGTTTCGCTATCCGCATGGGGACCTTTGACTATGCGGCGCAATTCCCCAATTCGCCAAACCTGAAAACTTTCGGCATCTGCAAGAAAGATATCACCGTGAAATTTCTGTCTGAAAAATGGCTGGAGCTGAAACGGCTGGAGATCTGCGCTAATGCTCTGGACCGATATGAATCGGTTGTAAGGAATATGCTGCTGAGGATTGGTGGAAACAAGCTTGCTTCATCCGTGAACAGGGAAGATCTGTTGTATGTCAGGAAAGATATGTTGTCGGGGGGATCGGTGAAGAACGGTTTGAGTGTGGCGACAGCAAACTATTACATGACCACCATGGCGGGCATGTTTCAGTTTGCCGCTGATAATGGTTATATCCGGGAAAACCCATTTAACGGAATCAGGCCGCTTAAAAGGGCCAGGATAGAACCTGATCCACTCACTCGTGACGAATTTATTCGTTTTATAGATGCCTGCCCGCATCAGCAAACGAAAAACCTGTGGTCCGTTGCGGTTTACACAGGATTACGCCACGGTGAGTTGGTCTCCCTTGCATGGGAAGACATAGATCTGAAAGCTGGAACGATGACCATACGCCGAAATTATACGAAACTCGGTGATTTCACTCCACCAAAAACCGAAGCCGGCACCGACAGGGTCGTGCATCTGATCAAACCAGCCATTGACGCTTTGAGGAACCAGGCGGAAATGACCAGACTGGGAAAGCAGTATCAGATTGAGGTACAACTACGGGAGTATGGCCGAACGGCTATTCATGACTGTACATTTGTGTTCAATCCTCAGCTGGTCAGAAAAAGCAGTAACGTTGGTTATCATTACAAGGTTGATTCAATTGGTGACTCATGGGAGGCGGCGCTGAAACGAGCTGGTTTAAGGCATCGCAAAGCATATCAGTCCAGACACACTTATGCCTGCTGGTCACTGTCAGCCGGGGCCAACCCCAGCTTCATTGCGAGCCAGATGGGGCACACAAGCGCCCAAATGGTTTTCAATGTCTACGGCGCCTGGATGGCCGACAGTAACAGCGATCAGATTGCTATGTTGAACCAGAAATTATCGGACTTTGCCCCATCCATGCCCCAATGCATAGTTATTTGA